GCCACCTTCTTCATGAGATTTTACACCCTTCATTTTAGGATTTAAATGAGTGAAAGCAAAAATAGTAATTGGGTATTTGTTAACAAGATCAGCCATATCCGTTAAAATTAAATTAAGTTCATCATTGCCTTCTGACGAATTAAGCCTACTAACTAATGCACTTAATGGGTCTAAGAAAAAATGTTGTATACCGTCCAATAAATATTGTTCTTCAATAGCTACACGAATATCTTCCCAGTTCCTTGACCCAGCTCTGTCATACAAAGAAATTTTTCCTTTGAACTTATTCAAAGTGTCCCTAAGCAGATCATCACAGTACACGTTGTCCGGTTTTAAAAAATTAGTTTTAGCTTCCTTTGAAGCCACCTGTTTAAGTGTCTTAATAGGATGTGCTTCGAGGTCATACACGCCAACTTGCTTACCATGAAACATGGTTAAATGATGTACTAGCTGATTCTTAAACTCAGATTTACCCTGCTTTGGAGCTGCACCTAAAATTATAATTGTAGATTCTCGTATGCCATAAGTCAAACGATCTAAACTGGGCCAAGGGTAACTAAGACCCATAACTGGGCGAGTTAATGCTTCCTCAATTAAAGCATCATCAACAGAAATAGTTTCCCCTAAACGCTGTATCGTAGAATCCCAAACCGCTGCTTGATATAACTCTTTGCCTCTACCGGCTAATAACATATCGTTAGCATCTTTAAGTGGAAGCTTGCAAACTTTAAAACTTGGAAAAGATTTTAATATATCTTTAGTCACTTTTTCTCCAGCTTTATCGTTATCCAAAACTAGTACTACTTCTCGATACTTCTCAATAAAACTACGGTTGTTTATAATATCTTTATGACCACCTGATGCACCACGTGTAAGACTAACAACAGAAGGCAAATAATTTTTATATTTCGGTGCTGTGTTTTCAACTATGCACTGATACAAAGCCATAGCATCACAACGGCCTTCAGTAATAAACAGCTTATTAGAGCCATTCTTTAAAGCTATTTCACGACCCCATAGATCGACAGCACCACGCCTATCTCCTAAACTAGAAAATAGTTTATCTGCAACTGAACGCACCTCATAGCCTGTAACCTTTCCTTGCTTGGTGTCGGGATAATAGTGTTTGCTTATCTTACCAGTTGCTTCATCAAACTCTAACTTTACGCCAAACAAAGCAACTGTTTCTTTTTTTAAACCCCTGTCCAAAATATCAGCAGAAGGTAATTTACTATAATCGTTTAAATTAAAAATTTTAGGTTTTACAGGTACAGATTTTATAGGTGCTATATCGTTAGTCATAGGGTCAAATTTCTCACATGCAAAACAATAACTGTTAGTACTACCATCCTGTTTTTCAAATATTTGCTTGGCATCGCTGCTTCCACAGTCGACACAGTTGACCTTATATAACGGTGTGCCTCGTTCCATTCTTTACCCCCGGCTTGTTTAATTAAACATCATTAATATAAGATTCTAGTTTTTAGTACTTATTACGACAATAATATAAAACATTAGTTCATTAAAAATAACGATAAAAAATAATGAACTTTAATAAATTGTTATTGTCCAATAAAACATACTAACTTAAAAACTTCTTAGTAGTTCTTAGTAAAATAAAATTTAAATAATTAAATACTAAGAATAACTAAGAATATTAAAAAGAAATTTTCTTGTTTTTATACTCACAAGAAACATCAATTATTTCGTTAACTTTAAATTCTTCTTTTAAATTTTCTATTTCAGATACAAGTGGACAAACTTCTACTTCAAAGCTTACCACTTGAATATCTTTTTCAAGCATTACAATAATTAAAAGTTCAAACATAAAACCACCATTAGCTTATCATTTTATTGATTTCAGCTTGTAACTTGTCTTTGTCTATGTACATAGCCATAATTTGATGCCTACCACCGCCATTAGTGCCTGATTTAATGCCAAAATGTTTAAAAATCCTAGCAGCAGTAGTTCTTACTGTTTGCTCTGTTTTATTGCACTTCTTGGCCATTTCAGCGTATGAGTCGCCTAACAACATAAACACTAAAACTTCTTGTTTAGCTTTTGTTAATTTTTTCATTCATTAAAACCCCTTTCGTTAAATAAAAGACTAATTTTAGCATTAAGCATGTCTTCAAAATAATCTGTGTCTTCTAACAAATCTATTAATTTTTTTCTGTCTTTTATTATATCTGTCAACACATCTTCTTTTGCATCTTCACAATTTTCATCATAAAATTGTTCATACTCTAAATCGTCACCGTTCCAAAAATCTCTAGCCATTATCCTTCTCCATAATGAAATCTTTTATAAACAGTATCAGCAGCGCAAGGCCTTTGGCAATTTGCGTAACTGTCAGCAAAACCTTCTCCGTAATGACTGGATTGTCTTTTGTTTTCGTTAAAACATCCGGTATTTATATAATCATTAACACCTTCAACGTAATCCATACCCTCCGGGCTTGCTAAATAGTGATTTAAAGCCATTTCTTCAGTTGTCATGGTCATCTCCTTCTTAATAAGTTAATTAAAAATTTGCCTTTATTTTTATTATCTAATATCTTCTTTTCCTTCATTATGCGGTACTAAACCAATCATAGTATGCAAAATAGTTTTATGATTATTCATGTACTCAGTAGCTTGAGAAAGGTTTAAACCTTTTTTTAGATATTTAACTTTATCTTCTATTGAATACAATACAACATCATATAAATCTTTGTCACCATCCATATAATTACCTCTCTTTTCTTTAAATAACAATATTATGCATGTACTTAGCCAGTAATTCAGGCTTTGAATGTACACCAAATTTCTTAAAAATACTATTTACAACCTGTTTAATGTTACCTCTTTTACCTTTTAAATGATCAGTAAGTTGCTCATTATCCCACCCCAAAAGAAGTTTAATAAACACCTTGCGCTCTAACTCAGTCAAATCTTTTGAATCCATGTTATTTTTTCCTTTTGTTATTATTAGCCAACATCCTCAAAATTATTATATCAGCAATTCTCTGGCTAAGATGTGCCAGTTCAGCGTGATTTGGATATTCCAGAATCATCAAAGGTATCCCAACTTTCCATTGAGTCCTGTTCGGGTCTACGTTCATAACTCTTTAGCTTTCTCAATAGCTTGATAAACATAATCTAAAGCATCATTATCACCACCTACGCTAAACTTAAAGACTTGGTCGTGCTTAGGTATAGCATTAGCTTCATTGAGTAGATAAACATATGCTTTAATAAGTCTACCCTCATCATAGAACTTAGCCCAATACCATAGACTGGTATCACCATTTAATATTTCAGGCTCACCGAATGCTTTTTGTAATGTTTTAGGTGTAGTAGTTACATAACCTAATTTATTCATAATAACCCTCTTTTAAAAACTTATAGAATCAATTGTCATAATAAAAATAACTACAATTGGCAGCCAGTACATTAGTTTATTTGCTGGCCTTGGTTCGTTTAATTTTAAATGTTTATAATCTTGCATAATTAATCCTTTTATTAATACCATTCAAGACTATATTAAAAAAATAAACTTTAGTCTAATAAAGATTAATAATTTTTATTGTTTAAATTTTATAATAACGCTAATAGTACTAATAACATCTATAAAGCCTATAATTTTTAGAATACGAAGCCATAGAATGCGATTCTGGGCATTTTATAGGGTCGAGTAATACCAAAGCATAGGCATAAAAAAAGACCCATTAAATGAGCCTTTTTCGTTGTTTTATGGTTTAAACCTTTTCCTCCTCAAAATGCCATTCCAAACTACAGTCAAAATGATTAATGATGTAGTTTCTAGCTTGATCATCGTCAATAGCTTTAAAATGTTTTACTGTGTCTTCGCTATCGTTATAAACAGTTTTACCCTCTGCTATATAATTTTTCATCTTTATTACTCCTCCATATCATTTTAATTACACTGCAAAAAGTTGCTCTGCTCCTTCAGTTGTTAAATCATAGAATTTTTTGGTTGATAATTGTTGAATCATAAAAGGGCGCTTTCTCGCTCTAGGGTTGTAACCAACTAAAACAACCTTACCAAGCTTAGGTAAATTAGCTATTTTGCTTTGATCTAAAACAGCACCATACAAGCCCTCAATATCTTTATGAGTGCGCCTTGCTTCTAGCTCATTTTTAAGGGCTTTTTCGTGCGGTTTTGGAGCATCTAATAAAGCAATAGACATACCTTTAAAGGTAATGCTTTCACCGTCATAAGTTGCGTTCCCTAGCCTCTGAATCTTTAAACCTTTTTCCAATAAAGCGGGTTTTAGGACTGTTTCCATTAATTCCCTTATTATAGTTGCTTCTTGTTTGTTTATTTCTGTCATTTTATCGTTCATGTATTACTCCATTATTTAAGGTTATCTATAGCCCATTGCTGGGCTTTCATGGTTACCTAAGCCAATCATCAGTAGACTTTATTTAATACCTTTAAATAGGTGAGCTATGATATCGGATGTCCACGAGTTCCCTAGCATGCGGTAGCGCTGTGAATTTGATACGCCACTTGTATATTCATCGGGTATAGTTTGCAATCTCTCGCACTCTAATGGTGTAAGTTTTCTATAAGTCAATTGCTCTTCTTTAACTACTACATTATCTTTTTGGACTGTAGTTAAACTATTAGTCTTGGAGTCTTTTCTGAGTTCTAATTGTTGTTGAATTTTGCCATTAGCTTTATACCTACCTCGCAAAGCTCCACAAAAAACCTTTGGCTCTCTATGACCGCCTCCCATCGTTGTGAGGGTTGGGGCTTTGCCGTCCGGATGATAAACACGCTTAGTTGATTGATTAGCTTTTAAATCTGCATCACCAACATGGCATAAACCGTTATCACTAAAGACTAATTGTCTGCGATGTTTCTCAAAGTATGATTTTAAATTTCCGCCTTTGAAATAATTAGCATCCAGACAATGGGACTTATCACGATCAACATAGCCATCAATCTCAAGTATGTCTTTTAGTTTTAAGTTTTTGTCTTTTGGTTGGGTTACGTTAGGGATATTAGTCCAATATAAA